TTCTTCCATCTGTATTAGGAATATCTGTTAAGTAACAAATATCTGGTTCATTAATAATAGTAAATCCTGTACTCTTTATGTTAAAACCTGCACTATTTACATGAAATCTGTTTCCAAAACATAATTCATACTGTGCTTCTTGATTTATGAGTGCTCTTAGATTTCTTCTAATTCTAACTCGTGTAATATTAGAAGTTATAGAACGATCTACATCATCAATTACGTTTAAAACCTTACTATATTTGAATCTTCCACCAAATTTACTTAAATCTACAGAATCTGAGTAAGATTGAAGTGCATTTGAAACATTTGTCTTCAAATTATCGACGTTTGTAACCTGAGATGAGTTAAAATATACAGAAGAATCAACTTCAACATAAAGAATTTTAATATCAACAAGTTTTTGGTTAATTCCTGTTAATGCATAACTCTTTAATCTACTAATAATGAAGTCTTTATCAAAATCAGACACAAAATCGCCATTTTTTGGTTTGATACTGATTCTAACAGTACCAAATTCTGGTGGATCTAACTCTTCACCACCAACAACTGATATAGATTCAGTATTTGGGTAAATATTTTGTATAATTGCCTCATAGTCTCTTGCTGTAACTGCTCTAAACTGTGCAGCATACAGTCTTGGGGCAAAATATTTGACTGATTCTATAGGTTCTATGTTTGTTCCACTTGTACTTTTAGTAATTGTGGTTAAATTTGCTGATTGAATAGTAACTGGGTTATTCAAACTGTTTATAAATGTACCTGCAAATGAGAAATTAGAAGCACCATTACCTAGTTCTCCATCTGTAACAATGTAAGTTACTGTAATTTCTGTTCCATTTTCTAATTTTTTACCAAAGATACCATCTCCAAAGAGTAATTCATACTTTTCATCCTGAACTTCTTGTATTAAGTATATCTCTGAATCGCCATCAACACCAACGATATTGTCTACAGCAGCATATTCTCTACCAGTTCCTGATTCTCCAGTACCTTTTACCTTGACAACAATAGTTTGTATGTCTATGAATGGGTTATCAAGTAGAAAACGTTGATCTAAACTACCATCAACTGTAAATTTTTTCTTTAAGAGTGCTCCTTGATAGATTAAAATTGGATCTGTAGCACTACCAAAAGTTGCTTTACCATCTACAACTGCTGTAGTAATGGGTTCTGGTATTGAAAATATATAAGAACTATCATCTGTAGCACCCACACATACAGGTCCTCTTGCTTCAAGTGTAAGTGTTGCCAAACTTGCCGAACATTCTACGTCTAATGTTATACTCGCTCTTGCACAAGTCCTTGAACGAGGAACATATCCGATTCCTCTTGCCAAAGATACGACATTTTCCCTCAAAGTTGCTGAATCTAAGAAAGATTCGTTAACAACCATGTTCGCATTGAAGGAGTTAATGTAAGTATTGTATGCTAAAGTGTTTAAAAGAACCGAAAAATTGGATCCCTCAAAGTCAAAATCAGTAAAAGTAGAATTTGCTCTCAAATAATCTTTTAACTGTGCTTTGATTTGATCAAAATCTAAGTTTGTAAATTTAGTAAAAGGCATATTATCTTGTTGCTTCTAATAGGAACGTATAATCTTGTGTCGGGGCAGATTCTCCAATCAAACTAAAGTCTACATTTACCTCAAATTGATTTGCATCTGGATCTGCATCCACTCTAACTCTTAAATCAGAGATTCTTGGTTCAAAGTTAAGTATTGCTTCTGTAATTTCACGTTCAATTACCGATGCTGTAGCAAAATCAACGAAGTCAAATAAAGATCTACGAACATTTGATCCGAAGAGACTATCAAAAAATCTTTCTCCACGAATAGTTTGAACTATATTACTTACAGATTTACGAATACACGCAGTATCTCTCAATATAGGTATATCTTTTGTAACAGGATGTGGTTCAAAAGACAGACTTATATCCCTAAATTCGCGTGATCTTAATTGGGATGCCATTTATACAATACTTCTTCAATGTATTTAGCACGTTTTTTTACAATAAGTTACAAGGATAATGAATATTGGGTTGTTCCCACCAAAAATGAAGGTCAAATTGGTCGCTATCGTAGTGTAAAGACACTAAATTGCACTTAAAACGACTATGTTGACTCTCACAAAGTGCTACAGCATAGATTTCAGCACCAGATGCCCTTGTCATTATGTTACATAACTCCATTAAATTATCTCCCCACACTACACCTGATTGAATTAGCACAAATTTATCCCATCTTCTCTGCCATTTCATAAAATTCTGTGTAAATTCAGTTAAATACTCTCTTTTGTCCTCATCTGGGTATGGAACATTAACTGATTCTATATTAAATATCTCTTTTTCCATAGAAAGACTATGAGAGAGGATTTGTGTAGCAATTCCTGAGTAATCAGGAGCAACTGACAGGAAACAAGTGTCTTTTGGATGAATTGGCAACTCTGCCATCTTCATTTTATACGCTAATTCCTGTATTAATGCTCTCTCTTTGTCTTCTGATATGAAAAGTAGGTTTTTCATCCTAATTCTGGGTGATCAACGTAATTTATACCGTTAGAAGTGTCTAATTTGGTCTCTTTTGCTGTTTTCCAGAAATAATTTTCATCATTTCCGAGTCCATCTCTATCATGACCGTTCTCAACCTGATAATATACGGTAGAAACCTTAAAATCGGGTGTTTTTGGCACTTCTGGGGTTAAACTATTATCATAAATCCTCATTCTGTTGTTCGGATAGAGGCAAAATTGCCCATTATCGAGTTCAATCAGGTTATGAGACTTATGTTCGGCAGGTTGTTCGCTAGTTGAGTAGTCAATTGCGTCTACATCCTGATGATAGTTGTCTAAAGTACAAATATATGTACCAGTTTGCGTTCCATAGTCTCTTGTGAGCACTTCATAGTGCATAGAACCCACAAATTGCTTCTGAACAGCAACTACACCATAGTCCATACAGTTCCAAAACTGTAAATTATGCAATTCCATGTCTGGTTTTGGTGTTTCTGGGTCTGAAACAAACGCAGAAATCGGCAGTTTATCAAACATCGCAGCATATTCGGGTAAATACGTCTCAAAATAAAAGGCACGACCAGGAATACTCTTCGCAGATACCCATACACCCTTTACAAATTCACCATGTCCACTCTTATGGTCGGTTAAGTACTCTTTTCTCACCCATACTTCATAAGAAGGAAGATTCGTAATTAACGTAGACATTTAACGACCCTGCCCCCTGTATCTTTTACGAGCCGAGTTACGGGAGGTTGCGGAGTATTTCGAGTGTTTTCCCCGACCTTGACGAGTTTTTTTGGGTCTCGTCTCAGTAATATAAGCCGTACCCATCATTCCTGTTTTTCTAGCCATTTAGTGGTTCCTCAATATAAGGTTCATAAGTAATATCCTGTGATGTGAGTGTCTTATTATAATAGCACTCAACTGCAAGGTCTTCCATAATGTCAAACATTTCTGATTCTGACACGTTCCAGAAGATAACCTTGCCTTTTCGGAGAACGTTGTAACGGTCTCCTACTTTCTTTTTTTGCGGTTTTCCCATTTGTTGAATACAAAAAGTCCGATTGCTACCCATAGTATAATTGTAAATCCTGTATGTGCTCCCATAATTATGAATGTGGATTATAATACTGTAAAAACAAAATTAGGATGAATATAATCACCAGTATTGTAATAACTGCCATCATTAGATAATCCTTGTCTTTTCGTGTCCAACTCTGACCTGTGGGTCACACCAGATTTCAAATCCTGCTTCTTTTGCATCGAGGCAGAATGAAACATCTTCACCGCACATATCTTGAACTTCTCCTGATTCAAATACCTGCATCTTTGGAGCAAACCAAGGATAAGGCATTTCTTCATGTTCAAAGACACCTTTCTTAATTAATAACCAACCGAAACCAGTATAGTCAACTGTAAATGGTTTCTTTCTCTTACTTATACTTTCAATCGTTTCATGATTCATCACACCACCGTTTGTGCGGAAATCATCTTCTTCTAACCAGTGAGCAACTGATGTTGTCTTTCCATCTTCAGTACAATACCAACCTGCTGCAATATCCTTATCCATTAAAAGTATCTGATAAAACTTTTCAACATTGAAAACAATATCAGAGTCAATCCATAACTGATAGTCATAGTTTAACTTACCATCCCAAGGAAGTTGATTCGGTCCTCGAAGAACGTTGGCACCAAGACACTTACATCGGGCAAAATTGACCATTGATGAATAATCTTGTGATATCTGAATACTTGCTCCTGATTGAACAAGGTCAAAACATAATGACACAAAGGATTTCAGAAACTGATAAGAGACTCCTCGACCAGGTAGACAGAATACAACTGTCTTTCCTTTTATCATTTCTTTTGCCTTTGCATAATCATATTGTGGAGCGGCTGATGCCTTTTTTGGTTTTGGGTTCTTTGCTTTTACTGTAAATCCTTTCGCCATAATATGTTGTAATTACACATTCATTATACATCATTATCTATACACTGTCAATAAACTTTGTTATTTGCCACAGATGGTATATACCCTACCTGATTGATACTTATATTTCCTGATATCGTGATTCGAGGAGTGTCTGATTGATGAGGAGCAACTCCATGTAACATAAAAGAGGGAAAAAATAATATATCTCCCTGACACGCTTCAATAATTAAATCATCTGGCATTTTTTCACAGATATCAACCCAAGATGTAGGTGTCACTCGATTTCTTTCATTCACAAAATAAAATTTTGCATCATTCTCTTGAGCATCATTCATAAAAATTACAAATGATAGTTCATATCCTGCGTGGTCGTGTACTTCTTGATGATAATATCGATGGTAAGTATTCTTCCATACTTCATCTAATGTAAATGTATAGTCCACATCAACCATTTCATTCAGAACTGCAATGACATATGGTTTCAAGAGTTCCGTAAATCCTGTGAGTTTTAATGCAACTTTTTCACTGATGCAATTATTACCCCATTCAAACTTCTCTTTTGGTAGTTCAAGAGATGAGTCTAAACAATGCTTGACGATTTCATCTTTATTCTCTGGAGTTATAATCGAATAAAAATCATTATAAAAAGGTACTTCAATCATTAGTATGAGTGTTCAAATTCTTTATCGTGAGGTGCTTCTGTAATTACTTCATATGTAATCCGCTCTCCAAAATATGAACTATAAATTTTACCATAGATTATACTAAATTCATTTTCTGTTAAATTCTTAAACAAACATTGACCGTCAAAGTAAATGTGATAGGTGTTCATTCTTCCTCTTCGAGTATGTGGATTCCATCGATATCAATAAACCATTCAAGATTCATTCCCTCATACCAACCGTATTCGTTCATCATCCACTCAGGTATCGTTAACTTATACTCTCCTGTGATTGGGTCAATAGTGATCGGTTGGATTTGAGATTCAGAGTCGTGTTTCATTCATATCGTTCACTTCTTCCAGTATATAGTACCTTTGTATTTTTTGCAAGCGACCCCTGTGGGCATTTTTACACACGAAAAAATTTCTGTACCCCCTGTGTAAATTCATTGCGTTTAATATATACAAGTCGAATTGGGTCGTTTATAGATTAATGGTACCTTGCGATTTTAAAACGGGGGGGGCGGGGAACCGCCCTAACTGTTCATCACGAACATATACTGTCAGGTGTCTCACGGGTGAGACAGGGTGATTAGTCCCTGTCGGTGTACTCACCCTCCACCACTCTGGTTCCGTTTAGTGCGTACCAGACTAACTGTGCGTGTCCGAACTGCTGTGCCATATCGTAGCAGAGGTCATAACCGAAGTCGTTAGTGACTTCTTCTTGAATGTTTGTATTTGGAACTTCAACGAATTTTGTAATTAACATAAGAGGAAAAATAATTTATATACTTATTATAACGAACGAAATACGGTTTGTATCACGCACGTTAGGGAATTGAAACAATACGTTACATATAGGAAGTTAACGGGTGGGGTCGGTTTTCACAGTATTTAATTGAACTAACGCACCAACCCGTTTTTTCTGTAATTTTTTCAATCAGTGCTTCTTCGGGGTCTAACCATTCAGAATCTACCCACC